CCCCCTAGACTGTTACCGCGCAAGGCGTTTGGTAGTCAACCCGAGTGCAGGGACTTTGCTACCCCTTCGTGATTTACACACTGTAGCACCAATATGTTGATAGCATGATGCGGTTACCAGTCCCGCGAAAGGCCGTCAACAGCCGGATGGGTTACAAGCTCAATGTTAGACTTGAGCAGGACCATTTCACACAATTCTGAGAGGTCGGACAGCCCGACTCCATACGCTTCCATCATCCAGTCGCGAAAATCATCTTCAGATATCGTGACCGTTTCTTCAGTTATAGACTTGGCAATATTGTCGAGTGACACGCCGGAAGTACGGGCGTGCCATGTCAAGTCGTCTAGACGCACCTTCGTGCGATCTTCCATTTCGAACCGCTGAAGAAAATATGAGCAAAGGAATGGAACGTGGCGGAATTCGTAAGCATACGAGAGAGCTTTGCCGGCCATGTATTGAGATGGCGTCACGGCGTCGCAGTGAATTCCGCGTGCGTTGAAGCGGGCTATGGCCTTACCGATGAGAGGGACCATACAAGGCACTTCCAAGTTGGCGAAAAGCCGCTTGGACAAGAAGGTGGCATGACAATTGAGTTCGGGAGAAGCTGCTTTTAAAACCATTCGAAACCTTGCCACGTCAGACACCCATGTTGGCAGATCGATTGGACGGTTAAGACGACCAAGTAGGTCGTCACCCAGGATGACGGCGACACCCCGGAGCTTCTGGCGACGGCAAGCAGTGGCGAACATGACGGCATTGTACCAGCTGTTGCGCGGAGTGGTACTAGTTGTGCCGGTGGGCAGTTGGTTCGCAATAATTGCCTTGAGGCCGAAGGATCTAGATTGCACTTTGAATTTTTCTAGTTCCTTCAGTAGACACCTAAACCATTCAGGCATCCGCACCTTCTCCAAGGCGCGGTCATACAATAAGTGAACACGGTTGCGCTGTTCACGGTCATTGGCCGAATAGTCACCCTCAGCAGTGTAGGTAAGGCCGGGGTCTTGTGTTAAGTGTTTCGCTAATTGAACGTCGTTTCGCTTATAAGCTGTGATGAAATGGATATCACCAAGGGTATGTTGGCTTAAAAGCTGGTCGATGCGTTCCATAGCGATCATGGAAGCAGGGCCAGTGACAGTGTTGAAAACGTCGTTGCCCGCATA